CAAGACATAGAAAGTATGGTAGAACAAGTAGGTTGTATTGAAACCGTAGTTGATTTTCTTACAGAGTATGAACACAGGTTCGGTCTTGATTTGAAAGATAAAATCGAATGGGCTTTGGTGGCGGATTTTAAATGAAGTGTCCGACTTGTTGGAGAAAAATGCAAGGATATTATGCTAGAAGATTTGGTAAGTGTAAATATTGTTTGGAGAGTGAAAAGAAATGATAAAAGAAAATAATTGGGAAGGAGAATATAGAGGAATAAGTTATGAAATAGCCGCAGAAAATAAGGTTAGTAAACCGTTTATAAAGATATTATTCTATGAGGGCGATAACCCTTCATTTGATATAATACATCATGGTTATTGTCATACGCTTGAGCAAGCCCATAGGGTTGCTAAACAAATTATAGATGAAGAATTAGGTGATAATGAATGAAAAAAAATTGGAACGAATTATGGAAAAAACATTTTCCTCATTTAAGCCCCAAAGAAGCATGGGCTGAATTGCTACAAATGTTTCCCGAAGGTGAAGAAGAATGAAAAAAAGAGCAGTAACAGTAACATTACCTGCGCCACATAAAGCACAGATTAAATGCCCTATTTGTAAAGGCAACAAATGTGTTGTTTGTAAAATGACAGGTAACTTAGCAATAGATGTTGCACCAAAGATACCAATACAAAGAGCGCATATTATCAAATATGTTATGGAGAATATGCAAGATGTTTCTCAAGAACTAACTAGAATGTATGGTCTAGTGCCGGAGATAGGAACTAAAGAAGTAGTTGTTGTCAATGAGGGTCAGTATGAGATAGTGCAAATATCATCTTTAGGTGGTGCTTGTTGGGTAGTAAATAGATTAGATATATTAGAAACCCCCCGTTACTTTACTGCTTTGAAAGACTTAAAAAAATTCAAAGAGGGGTGGATGAGTTGAGTGATTTAGAAACAAAGGGAACAATAGCCCGTAACGCAACTGATGAGATATTAGTTAAGCGTGGAAACTATTGGAACATTGAAGTCTTTGATGTTCGTTGGTATAGTAATGATAAACCAACAAGAAAAGGTATTCGTATGAATATTGAAGAGGCTAGACTTTTATTAAAAATATTGGAGAGAGAATTAGAATGACGAAAATGATTAGTGATGTGCAGATAAAGAAATTAATGAGGGCATATAACCCTAAAAGAGAATGGTCGGAAGGTTGTGTAGAACAACTTAGACAAAACTCTTGGCAGTTAATTAATTTCATGTTAAGTGAGATTGAAACAAACATGGAAGGAAATAAAAGAGTTCAATCGCAAGATATAGTGAATGCTTACAATTTTATTGCTAATGCAATAATGTTAGCCAAGCAACCTGTATTAAGACATTTCGTGGATGATAATATGGAATTATTTGGTAAAGTATTGATTAACAAGGAGGAAGAATGATGTTCAAGTATGTTAGAATTTGGCAGAATGATAAAAAGTTAGACGAATGGGGTAAAAAAATTAGGAAGAAACTACCTAACAAAAGGCTACTAGAACATTTTGAGGCTGACTTTTCTCAAATAAAAAAGTCTAATGAATTTACAAGAGCATCTTTTGTTATGTATTGGGAAATACAAACAGATACTAAACTAGCCACTGTAGCCCCACCTATTGTTCAAGGGACTCTAGTTTCTATGACTAATAGATTAGTAGAGATGGAAAGAATGGATGAAGCGCAAGTAGTTAATGCTATGATGATTAACTTTACTAGAGTATTAGGTATAATCAACAGTGGTGTTAACGATGAAGAAGAGTGAATGGATTTACTTAGCAAACGCTATGTGGACATACTCGGATAAACATGAAGGCGAAATATCCCGCCTTCTCAAAGAATTGGTTATTACAGTTAATAAAAATATGGAGATGATTATAGATGATAGATTGGAAAATGATGAGCCGGTTGTTAGAATCCACGAAGGAAAAAACACCAACACAACAAATAAAATTGATAGCAACAGAACTAGATAAGTTCGATACACATAAGAACGCAGTCATACAATTGCTTGCTAGAGAATATCCTAACAACAATATTGGTTTGGCTAAGGCTAAGTCTTGGCTTGCTAAAATGTTTGATTGTTTCGATGATGAAATAGAAACCCTGTTTGCCATTGATGGTGAATTGGGAGAGGCTATCTATATGTTAGATACAAGTGCAGAAACAGAACGAAACATAAGCATAACTTCTGTCTTACGAGTCTTAGAAACTAATTGTGGTGCTGTAGATGATTCGTCTTATCTTTTAGTTAAAGATGTATTATCAAACATGTCAGCATTAGAAAGAAAGTGGTTTGTTAGATATTGGATTCGTTCTCCTACTAATGGAATAGACGAAGGGGTGGTTAAGAAAGTATTAGCAAAACATTACGATAAGAAACTAAGTGAAGTTAAGAAACATGCCAACTTTAACACCTTATACAACATTACTATGTTTTATGAAATTAAAGAAGAACCGCCATGTAATTTATCACATGGTTCTTTCGTAAAACCGATGTTAGCAAAAGAAGTTCCTATGAATAAGTGGCCGGAGAATAAGATTGTAGATTACAAGTATGATGGTAATAGATACCAAATACACAAGCAAGGAGATAATGTAATTATCTTTAATCGTAAAGGTTCTATTGTCACACCGCAGTTTCAAGATGTTGTAGAGACAGTTAGACAATATGAAGTAGATTGCATTCTTGACGGTGAAATATATCCAATTAAAGATGATGGTTCACCTGCTGAACATAAACTAATGGGAACAAGAGTTCATTCTAAAGACCATATGGAAGCATTACAGAAAGTTAAAGTCAAGTGGGTTATATTTGATTGTCTTAAGATTGGTAAAGAAACTATAATGGATTTATCTTATGCTGAAAGACTAGGTAAATTCTCACAATTGCCCGACCAAGCACATAGGATGGACACAGGCGGAGATGTTCTAGCATTCTATAATAGAGCAATTAACGATGGTTTTGAGGGCATTATTGTCAAAGATATTACCTTACCCTATGAGGCAGGTAAAAGGAGCGCAGGATGGGCTAAATACAAGCCTCCTCGCATAGAATTAGATGTGGCTATCACTACAGCCAAATATGGTGAAGGGACAAGAGCAAATGTATTCGGAACTTTTGGCATATCAGTAAAGAGTGATAGTGGTTTCAAATCAATCGGTTCTATTGGAACAGGTTTTAGTGACGCTGATTTGGTTTGGCTAACCAATGAACTAAGAAAGAATGTAGAAACTTATGCTAACGGAACATACAATTTATTACCAAGAGTTGTCTTAGAAGTATCAGCAGACTTGGTTACTCAAGATGCAAAAGGCAACTATGGACTAAGATTCCCACGATGCAAAAGAATACGGCATGATAAGTTTGTTGCTGATATAAATACAATAGAGGATGTGGAGAGTTTAGTATGAATCCTCCCGAAGTTGATATTATAATAGATAGATTTGGAAAAGCCTCAATATTTTCTTTTGCTGTCTATGATGAATTAACCAACGAAGACCTTTTCGTATTGACTAAAGGTGTCTTCGTTGCCTGTAAACTACATAGCGTAGACTTGCCGGATGACTTTGAACGATATATGACTATCATAGAAGTAGAGGAAGATAAAGAAAGAGCGATGATGTTTGATAGAACACCGAACACTAATTTGAATATTGTATTAGGTGGTTCTCTAAAGAAAGATGTTGAATTCATAGTCAATCTTCTTAGAGAGGGATTAGAATATATGAAAGTTGAATCAGAATTCGTTGGATTTTATGAGGTTGAATCCAATGTTTAACAAAGATGTTCTCAAAGGGATATTTCTAGCCAAAGCCAAAGGACACATCGGCATTACTAGAAATAAAGACATACTTATAGGCTATAGAGTTAAACTAACAATAAATGTTAGAGGCAAAGAAAAGTTCCTTGAGGCTATAAAAAGAACATTGCTTCAATATGGTATAGAGTCTAAAGTTAAACTAAAACAAAGTGCGAGTAGACCTACACCAATATTAATCATATCGGGAGCGAAAAATCTAGCATTAGTAATGCATCATGGTATATGGTGCAGTAAACTACAACAAGACGCAGGGAACGATACTAGTTTCAGTAGGGCAGTTAGAATAGTTGCTGAATCAAGACATTTAAGATTGGAAGGATTAGAAGAACTATTCAAAATAAAGGAGTTGATGTAGTGGGATTAACCACAATGAATAAAAATAGACCAATAATAATTACAGGAAAAACAGGAACAGGGAAGACGACTAAAGCGAAAGAGATGTTACCGGAAGCAGTGGTATTATTTGCGAATGAAATTGAAATAGACGCAAATTCACTTAATGTTGAAAATGGACTAATAATAGAAGATATACATTATAATGCACAGAAAGATGCTATATTGAATATAATTAGACGATATAGAGGGGAGTTGATTATGACCTCCCTCAATGAAAAGAACATTCCAAAAGAAATCAAGGCTTTGTGTAAAATAAAAAGAGCAGGCACAACTAAGCATTTGTATGATTCAATACAAGAGATTGCACCAAGAAGTGAAGAACCTTTTTCATTACAGAAAGATACCTTTAGCCTTGTGAGTTATTTCTTAAAAGAGTCTGATAGAGATTTAGTTTGTAAGGTGTTGAAAGTGAACAAACCTTCCGACACTCAACTAATGAATTGGTTATGTGTAAACTCAAACCCTAACAAGTTACTATTTATTGATGGTAGAGTTAGAAGAAGATGGTCACAGGACTACTTCTACGAAATGCTTGCTTATGTCTATGATGGTAGATTCTATGGAAGAATGAATATGCCAATTAGAAAACAGTATTCTAAAGTTCCTTCGCTGTTAAGGCGACTAGGAATAAAGAATGCTGATAAGAGAATCTTCAAGCAATTGACTAAGGATGAAGAGTTTGTAAAATTTGCTAAAAGCAAACTAAATAATAGTGAGTGCCGCCTTTTAGGTTTAGGTGAGAAGCGGGTTCGTAAATTGAAGCCCGTAACTAAAGTTAAACAAACTACATTAGGTGATTTTTGATGAAGGTTCGTGCAGGTAAAAAAAGAGCAATCCAGAAATTAATAAAAATAGTAGGCGATGAAGAACTAACCACTAAACAAATTTATGAGAGGATGATAATGCAAACCTCTCAAACATCCGATTTGACATTTAGACAATTAACAAATGTATTGTCTAGTTATTTTGACAATGTTGGATTTGATAAAAAAACAAGTTGTATGATATGGAGAAATAAAAATGAACAAGAACAAATTAGTAAAAAGCAGAATAACAAAGATGCTAAATGAAAAAGAAATGACAACAGGCCAAATTAAAGATAAATTGTATAGTGCAAAAACAAACAGGGGCCTTCCTTCAAAAAGAGGAATGCCAACAACAAATCAATTGCAGATGTTACTTAGAATGCATTATGCTAAAGTTGGTTTCTGTAACCACGCAAAACAAACTATATGGGGGAATAGATGATGGGATTTGAAATAGTAGTATTATTATTTTTGGCAGGTTTTCTTTATTGGTTAGGAGGACTATTGATGCCGGAGTTTAAACCAATACAACAAGAACTGATTAATTATGAAGAGGAATAAATATGAAGAAAAAAGAGATAATAAAGAGACTTACTCGTATAACCTACCTTTACGAAGTAAAGAAAGAATATGAACACGCATTTAACCAGTTAGTTGATTTAATTGATGAATTGGAGGGAGAGAAATGAAAAGTGAAGAATTAGAAAAGAAGAGTAAAGAATTAGCAAGCGAAAGTGAAGAACTAAAAGAAAAAGCGCATGAGGCCGAAGAACTTGAACAGTTACTTGAATGGGCTGAGAGAGCAGAAGGCTATATTACTGATATTTTACATAATATAGACGATGTTGGTATTGAAGAACCTCATGGTTGGCTAAGTGAAATCGTGTATAATTTAGTTAGAGAAATAGAATCTAAGTTGGAGGCTTTGTAATGTTATGGACAGAAAAATACAGACCGAGTAAATTAAGTGATATTGCAGGACAGGAGCATTTTGTATTAGATGCAGAACAATGGGTATTAGAAAATAATATGCCTAATGTTCTTGCTTACGGAATGCAAGGAACAGGTAAGACAGGTGCGGCTATTGCACTTGCTAAGTCTATGTTAGGCGATACTTTCAAAGATAACTTCTTTGAAGTAAATGCTAGTGATGATAGAAGGCTAGAGACTGTTAGAACTACAATAAAACAAGTAGCACAAAGCGGAACATTGGGTGATGCACCATTTAGAATAATGTTATTAGACGAAATGGATGGTATGACTAGTGATGCTCAAAATGCCTTGAAGAGAATCATGGAAAGATACGCCAACAATATTAGATTCATCATTACTTGTAATGATAAGTCTAGGATTATCTTTCCGCTTCAAAGTAGATGTGCGAATTATAGATTCAATCCACTAAAGAATGAGATAGTTCTTGAAGTTATCAAAAACATTCTCGATAAAGAACAGGTCGAAGGCTTCGCAGACGAAGATTTGGCTCGCTTTATATATGATTTAGATGGTGATTTACGCAGGGCAATAACCGAGATTCAAGCGGCTAAAGCCTCTAATTTCACGCTAAGAAAACAGGTGCAGGATTCATTAAAAGAGTTCGATGAAATACTAAATTTAATACTTAATAAAAAACCAAATGAAACATTGAATAAATTACATGACATTTTGTATGGAGGAAGAAGCGTGAAGGAAATATGTCTAGCGTTACACAATTCTGTCTTAGCGGCAGAAGGATTAGAGTCCAAAGAGAAGTTTAAACTTCTTAGGATAATAGGGGAAACAGAATATCGTTCTACTACCATGACCCCTAAAGTGATAATATCATGGATGGTAGGACAAATATGAACAGGAGGAAACGAAAATGAATATAGACGAAAAAATAATGAAAGAAATAGAGATAGGAGCAAAGCACTTGGCTATTACTACTGAAGAAATGGTAAATAAGTATGTCGAGATTTGCGAAGAAAATGATGTAGATGTAAACAGCGATGTTGCTGTTGCACTACTAAGAAACTATGTGCGAGGTAACATGAAGAGAACAACTACCAACAACAGCGGTTCTAACTCTTTGGTTAAGAGTGCTTTTGGTTTCTTTGTATCGTTAGAATCTCCTAGAGATATGATGAGTTGGAGCAGAAATAAAGCCAAAGAAGAATACCTAAGAGATAACGACAAAGCATTGAGTGACGGCTTAGTAGCAGTTGCCACAGATAATGGCGACGGAACTTACACTCTCGCTAGATACTACAAAGGTGACTATGCTGAAAAGATGGTTAAGACTCTAAATGCAGGTGCAGAAGAATTGGAAGATGGTAGCATTATTATCCCGATAGACCCTATGCCTAATTACCCAAGTGGGTTAGAAAATAAAAGATATGGTAAACCATTACCAGTTAATGAGTTTAGAAGAAACGGTGTTTTCTATGGTAGTATTGATAGTGGAGAAATGAAGTCTTATTATTTCTCATATAAGAATCAAGGCGGAGTAGATTTTACACCCGATACTTTTGATTGGGTTCATTTCAAGGCCATTCCCAGTGATGATGGTTTAAGCCTTTATGGTATGACTACCGCTACTAAAGATAGTTTGATTAGAAATGAAGATGTAAACCCCGATAACAGTGACTATCGAGATATGTCTTCTTTTGACTTCCCAACTTGTTTGTTTGAGAACTATCCTAAATATGGAACTACTTTAGTTGATTTGGATAGACTACATCAAACTCAGCAAATGGAGCAGGCAAGAGACAAACTTGCTATTGTTGAAGGAACTGTTGTTAATCAAAGAATGACACCAACTGCTAATGGTAATAGGATTATTTCTATTACTGATAAAGCGGCTGATATGGAATTGACAGAAGATGATAGTGGTGATTTAGCGACTACTTGTTGGATTCCCGAACACATAAACATCAACTTTGGCATTGGTTCAAAAGTTATTGTAGTCGGTAGAACTTCACAGCGAATCATTGATGGTGAAGCAGAACCAATTACAATTAACACTAGTGGTCTACTACTAGAAGAATCAGTGGGTAATCCTATCGCTGAAGAAGAAGGCGTAGAGGATGAAGACCTTGATTGGTTTTGATTAGATTCCGAGGGGGTTTTTGTTGTTCCCCCTTTCAAACAAGTGTAAGTGTGAACTTGTGGAATGAAGTTGATGCTCGAATAGGTGCGAAGCCTATATTAGAGGAATAAAAATGATAAGAAAAGGATTAGTTGGAAAAAGATTCTTGTTAAAAAACGGTAGTTTCATTATTGATTTAGATGAAGTGGAGTTTTTAACATGGAATAAAAATATAAAATTAACTGATAGTTATTGGGTTAAGTTGCATATCGGAGGGAAAGACACTAGATATGTTTGTGACAGTCGTAATGAATTGTGTAGCATAATCAATGCTTGGAGTAAAATTAAAGGAAAAGAAATAAATATAGAAATAGAAGAGATAGGTGAAGAATATGACTTTTAAGAAAGAGAAAATAAATTTTAGCGAATTGCTAAGACAGAAAAGAGAAAGCAGAAAATCAAGATTGGTATTAGGTATTTGGGGTGAGCCTAAGACGGGTAAGACCGGATTAGCATTAGATTTCCCCGATAGAAAAATATTCGTTCTTGATTGGGATAGAGGAGTAGAATCTACATGGTATCAACACCATGATGCTACTGATAGAATAGAAGTATTTTGTCCAATAGTTATGACAAAAGATAACATTGTTGATATTAATGAAAGTGAAGACCGTTCTTTACAATTCATAAACCATGCTAAAGAATCAATACAGAATGGCGAAAAACCCATCTTTGTTATTGATGGCGTAGATACTTGGCTAGCATCTTGTATGTTGAAGGTAAACCCTAACCCTAGAGTTGTAACTAAGATTATGCCGTTTCAATATGGTAACAGAAACAAAGCATTCTATTACTTGCTAGATACTATCTACAACTTAGAATGTGATGTAATTTTTATTACACACGAAACTGAAAAATACATGGATAATGTTCCTGTAGGAACACAACCTATGTGGAAAGATTGGGGAGGTAAACTTGAACAAGAGATTTACTGTTCTAAGAAAATGGTTAAAGGAGAATTACACTTCTTTGCTGAATTACTAGGCAGTAGAACAAATGGTAAACTTGTTGGTTCTAAGTGGACTACAAGACAAGGAACGCCACCTAACATTACATGGAATGGTTTGAAGGAATTAAAAGAGGGAACAATATGAAATTTACAGTAGATGCAAAAGAGTTCGTCAAGTCTTTGACAGATATACAATTGAAAGGAAAATATGTGAAAGGGGCGAGCGTTACTAATGGTAGTTTGGTAGAGTATTTCTATGCTAAACTATACAATAATACATTGAGTTTATGGAACGCTGATGCTATCAATTCACTAATTGTTAAAGTTAATTTAACAGTTGATGGTGAAGAAGATGGTGTCTTTGTTGCAGAAACAGAAACATTACTAAAATATCTAAAGAAATTTAGTGGCGATGTAGAGATAAATAGCAATGATATTATTACTATGACAAATGGTAGTAGTAAAGTTACACAACCCATTGTTGTTAATCATCCAAACATGGATGCTATTAATCGCATGGGTCAGTATGTATTAGACACACACTTTGAAGAAAACCTAGAAACTCTATTTAAGTTTAACAAATCAAAGTTTGAAGGTGCGTTTCAGTTGGACTCTAATACATTTAGTGAGACTATGAAACTTTGTGAGTTAATTGGTAGTGGTGTTTATCACCTCAACTATGAACATGATAAGAATAAGTTATCTATGTCTAGTGCTACTAATAACACAAACAAGTTTGAAACTTCTATTGAGTTAGAAGGTAACATTGGAGAATCAGCAACGCTAGATTTCTCTAGTCCACTTCATGTATTGTTTGACAATGAAATGTTAAACTTCTATGTCAAAGATGATTTCCCGATGTTGATTATGTCGGAAAATAAATTGATAATTAAAGCACCACATTTAGCAAATTGAGGAATATAAATGATAATTAGTAATAAAAATGGAAATGTAATATATAAATCTTGGAGAGAAAACGGAATAAAGAAAAGCGAAGAAGTATCGTTTAGGCCATACTTTTATGTTTCAGTTGATGAACCTAACATACCGCACTATCCTGTTAGCAAATATGCTAGAGGTGAGTTTGAGTATGAAGAGGGAGATTGGACTAGTTTAGATGGAACAAAACTAAAGCGTGTATATGTGCAGAAGTCTTTTGATATTCATAAGGCTAGACAGCACTTTAGTAAAACATACGAGGCTGATGTGCCATATACATTTAGATACGCTGTTGATGAAGTTGATGAAATGCCCGAATATGATATGCGTAAATGGTATTGGGATATGGAATGGCAACAAAGTGGAGAATATGATGGTTGTATTACTACTATTGTAGTGTATGATAACTATGATGAGAAATATTACCAATGGGTATGGCTTCCTAAATGGCCTTCAGGTTTTTTTGCAAATCATTTAGATAATAAATTCTTTTTTCATAATGAAAAAGAAATGATAGAACACTTTATGGGAACTATGATGGTTAAAGACCCCGATATGTTAATTGCATGGTTTGGTCTAAAATTCGACTTACCTAAGTTATTAGATAGAGCATGTGCTTTAGGTTTGAATCCTGTAGTTATGTCCCCTTATCATAAGATAGATGGAGTTAAGCAACTTAAGGATGGTTGTAGTTTCAAGAGACAGGATGGCTATTCCCCAATTGAACAACCTATTGGTGGTAGATTAACTCTCAACTTAGACTTAGCATTTGAAAGACAATGGAATGATTCACAACGAGGAACATTACCGTCGTTAAGTCTTGATTATGTTTCTAAGATATTATTTAATGAAGGTAAAGAAATGAATACTAAGTTTGAAGACCCTAACGAATTTTATCGTAGGGCATGGTTAGAAGATACAGAAGCATACTTACATTATGCTCTAGTAGATGTAGAACTATTAGTTAAGATAGACGAAACTAACTTTTGTAGTGAAGCAATAGTATCATTACAACGATTACTAAAAGCACCTTTCAAGGCATGCTTCTATGCTTCGCATATGGGTTCTATTTACTTTATGAGAAATGCTTGGTGGAAAGCACCAACAGGTATCAAGAGTGCTGATAGAAAAGAGTATGAAGGGGCTATGATTTATGACCCGCTTAGTGAAGATACTAACGGACTACATCTTAATGTAGCCGCTTTTGATTTTGCAGGTCTATATCCTTCGATGATGGTTGCTAGAAATATATCTTGGGAAACTAAAAGCGAAGAACCAACGGCCTTCGCAGTTAATATCTTAACTCCAAGAGATTTCAGCGAGCCAATAGGTGAACAAATGTTTTACTTCAAGACTGATAAATTAGGGTTGTTACCTAAAGCAGTTCTTGAGTTAAAAGAGTTAAGAAACGACTACAAGAAAAGAATGAAGAATGCTAATAATCAAACTGATTATGTTAAGTGGTATAATAACCAAATGGCGGTCAAGAGATTGATGGCCTCATTTTACGGTGTATTGGCGTTTCAAGGCTTTGGTTGGGCTGATGTAGACCTAGCCGCCTCGATTACAGCAAGTGCGAGAGAAGCCATTAGATTAGCCGCATTCAAGGCGAAGGAGTTGGAGGTTTGACCTACTTGATGGAGTTTGGTAAATACAAGGGTTTTCCTTTGCATCTAATACCAAATCAATATTTTACTTTCTTATTTGAAAGCAAAGATAATATGGCTTTAATTAAATACCCCACGCTCTATTGTAAAACACACAAAGAATTAGCAAAAATAAAACCCGACTTTGAACAAAGATTAAATTTACAATGTGAGTGTAGAAAAAAATCATATAGTGTTGGCTATCTAACTAGAAGAAAAGACTACAAAGGAGACTATGAAAATATAGTCAAAATAATATGTGCTAAATGCCGTAAAGACCAATTTAGAAGAACAAACAATGATTCTTTTTATGAAGTCGGTGCGGTTTTTGGTAAAATGTGCAATACTAATGGTTGTGGTGAAGATATGACAGTAGTTATAGTTCCTTCAATTAACACCATAGTTAAAAGAAATAAAAAATACCAAAGAGCATTGAATAGAGCATTAAGAGCAAAAATAGATACTAAAATAACAGATTTACCTTATACTAGTAATGAATTAAAAGAGCATCTCTCCTCTTTATTTGTTGAAGGTATGAGTTTGGAAAATTATGGTAGTTGGCACATAGACCATATCAAGCCAATATCGTCTTTCATCTTTTTAGATGAAGAAGACTTTACTAAATGTTGGTCGCTAGATAATTTACAGCCATTGTGGGCCTATGATAATATAATAAAAGGCGGCTTCAATAGAAAAAAAGAGAGACATAAATATAAAATGAGGAATAAAAATGAGTATAACAACAATATGTAGGGCGTGTGGAGTAACTTTTAGAAAGTTCTCTATGAAATCAAGAGAGCAGATTTGTGAATCTTGTAGAGGAACTAAAGGAAAAAACCGATATAGGGTTATGACTAATAAAACTATGAATGCTATAGGAACTATAGAAACTTTAGATAAGAAGGTTGCAGAACTTTCAACATCAATTGATGTATTACATAGCACGATTGCAGTTGAAGTCCAACACCAAATAACTAAAGGACTTGAGCCAATTATAGAGAAACTGATAGAGGAAAAGAATAAAGAATTAAAAGACATTATTATTTCTTCTATGACTAAAGCACAGAAAGCCCAAGAAGAAGTTAAAGAATTAACTAAACTAATGAAAGGTTATAAAAGTTCTAACACAAGAATGAAAAACAAAATAAAAGAATTTGAGGAGAAATTAAAATGAAATATACAAAATATGTAACAGCCAAAATAGAATATGATAATGATGAAACTTGGGAGGAAACTGAAAAAGACATCAATGATATAATAGAAATGCTAACTAACTTAAAGCGTAGAGCAACTATTATTGAAATA